TACTCCTGTCAATAATATTTTAAATTGCATCTTTTGGATTTGGTTCTTGAGCTTTCATCCTCATCAATTGTACTTCTTCCATAGAACACTTGAAAGAAACATCATAAACGATTTGAGCATTCAAAGGGTCAATAGGTTGTTTATTGAAGTCTTTCATGAATGTCTCATAGTCATAATCTATAGACATAACATCTATAATGCATTTACAAAGACTATATAAATGCTCTGTTGGATATTTCATACGAACAGCTGGGTCATGAGACATTCGGGTAAAATACAAAGTTACCCAATAGTTTCTCTGGTCATCTGTCCATGTACTTACTTGTTCTGTCACGTTATCCGTGACAACTGGTGGCGGAGTTTCTTTAGGTAAACAACCAAAGAAAAACAGCGATGCACCAATAATGAATATTTTGGTTATAGTGCTCATGCAGCCCTTTTGGATTTATGGTGGGCGTAATCCCGAATAGACTCTCTAAGTAATTCGGTATAATCATCCACTCTCTTAATGAATGTTTGAGGTATTCCATCATCGGGAACTACAAAAATTATAAGTTGATTACATTCTATACCAGTACGTTCTGTAAACATCTTTGCATACGCCGTACCTTGGATAAAATAATTTTCAATCCACTCTTCTTTTTTCGCACTATTGGATGTCTTAAAATCTACTACAGATAATTTCCCATCCCATTCGGCAATCATGTCTACTGCACCAGCTACACCAAACTCATCTGAGTAGAGGTAGTCCTCAATACAGTATATCTTACCTATATTCTGTTCTAACTCTTGCACCGCCTCCAGAAACAGATACCATACGCCAGGATTCTTGGCAATTGCATCTGACCTGAATTTATCTACATCCGTTATTTGATTCAAGAAGTATTGTTCCAGTAATGAATGGAACTGAGTACCCCTTGTGGTTGAGCGTTTAGTTATACGATTCGCTTCTTCGTTACCTACACGTTTTCTCCACTCGTATATGGCCTCTTTTCCTCGTATTGATAGTATTGTTGTTATTGACGGATATGTATTTCCTTGTTCGTTTACGTAATGTCTTTCTCCTGCAATATTTTGTCTACTTAATTTTGGTATTCCTAGTACTTCGATATGTTCATATTTTTTTAGTATCACCTTATTATTCCTTCTTTGTATTCGACTTTACCAGCCACTTTCATTGCAGTCATACACTTTTTACGATTCTCCATGAGATTGTAACTACAGTGTACCCAGCCGCTGTTTGGGTCCTTTCCATCATAAAATTCTAGAATCAGTTGGTCGAATTCTAGATTGTCACGAATCCATTCTGCAAGGTCTGGATTCGGAATTTTAAAACTTTCAAAATCTGCCGCTTGGCCATGACAATGTTGACTCCTATCTGAACCACCCACTGCCTTATTCAAGTCTGGGCTACGATAGCCCGAGTTTACTGTAATGACTCCAAACTCATCTCGACATGGTTGAAGAATGTGAATTGCCAAATGAGTCAAATTTACCAAATGAGTTAAATCAGATGGTGTATTATCAATACCCATCCTCATAGCAGTAGAACTTTTTGTGAGTTCTATCAGATTGAAATTTGGTGATAATTTAATCGGCATTTGATTCCTTTTTCTTTCTAGGTTTTCTAGGTTTCTTAGTTGCTGGTTTCTCAGCAGGTTTCTTAGTAGCTCGTTTCTTTGGAGCTTTCTTCACTTCTGTTTCCTTAGTTTCTTCTGAAACTTTTGGTTTACGCTTTCTAGGCGCTCTTTGTTTCTTTGGTTCTGGTTCTGAAGTCTTCTTGATAGCTTCTTCTAAGACTTCAACAGCTTCTTCCAAAACTTCATCCGTTGTAGTGTGAACTTTTGGTTGTGTTTTTTCAATCTTTACAGGTTCCTCTTTTAAGTCACCCCAAAACCAACCCATGAATTTTTTCCAAATACTCATAAATCATTCAATATTCTCAAAGGAGAAGTTATTTTGTATGGATCATCATCTAACCCCAATTGGTTTTTTCCTTCTTCAATCCACATCTTCTCGACCTCTCCGCCGTTAATAAGAGCTGCATACCTCCAACTTCTATATCCAAAACCTTGAGCTGGTTTGTACACTAGCATATCCATTCCTTCGGTGAACTTACCATCACCATCTGGAAGTAATTTTACCTTTTCAATACCTAGTTCTTTACCCCAGGCATTCATCACAAACGCATCATTGACACACATACAATAGACTTCATCAATACCTTTTTCAATGAATCGGTCATACAAGTCTTCCAAACTTGGAAGTTGACGATTGCTTCATATGGGTGTAAATGCGCCAGGGATGGAAAACAACATAACTTTTTTACCACCAAAGAAATCTAACGTAGTTTTATCTTCCCAGAAGTAATCTCCGTTTTCATCTTTAGCTCTGCACTTGAATACCTTCTCTGGAATTCTCAATCTGCATCTCCTAAGTGAGTGTTATATTTTTGCACGATGTATGAACGAACAAGTCCACTACGGACTATATCCCCAATGTCAAACTCACAGGAATAAAATTCTTTCATTCCATCAATTATTTTCATAAAGTTTCCAAGGCCTTCTTTCTCTCTTTCCTTGGTCAAATCTGATTGGTCAAAGTCACCACAAAACATAATTTTAGAGTCTTGACCAACTCTTGTCATGATGGTATCAAGCTCATGAAAATTGAGATTCTGACACTCATCAACAATGATGATTGCATTGTCCAAAGTAATTCCTCTCAGGAACGATGTGGACAGAAACATCAAAGAACCTTGTTGTCTCAGTCTGTCATAAAGAAAATCAAACTGGTCTTGTGTAGGCATTTTAAACATGAACCTTACCATATTATCATACGGAACTTGATACAATGCAGACTTATCTTCCTCATCCCCAGGCAGAAATCCAATTTCTCTGGTTGAGATTAAAGACCTAACGACATATACACAATTGTATGCAGTTTTAGGGTCTAGAGCTTCTTTTAATGCATGATATAATGTAACAAAGGTTTTACCAGTTCCGGCTGAACCATACAGAAATAAACATTTACCTTTCTTATATTCCTTTATTACTTCTGTCTGATTCTTGGTGATACCTTTGATATCAACCATATCATCAAGTTTTATTGTGTGTTTTTTACTCATACGTCTAAAGTACTGCCTGGGTTGTTTCTTTTTATTTCTTTTAAGCGGTCTTTCCACCCACTAGAGGTATGTCTTTGCCATCCATCCCTCATTGAAATCATAGAGGGAGTTTGAGGAATCAATCTGATTTCATCAAAACAAACTCTACATGGTACTTTAAGTGGTTTCTCACGTTCAGCTATTTTGTGGGTCTCTTCCCAAGAACTACCACAACCTTTACATTCATATTGATAAGTTGGCATAATATTATCACCTGTTCATGTTATGCAGCCAAGAACCACTCTGGTTCTTGATTGTTTTTCCAAGTTGCAAATCTCTTCTTCTCTAATATATAGTAATTTCTGTATGCTTCTACAGTATCGGGTTTCTTACAATAATCAGGCATACATTGTGGTGGGTCAACCCATCCATTATCCTTGATGTTCTTTGGTGGAAACTTTAGAATATCATTGAGTTTTTCCCATGACTTATGAACTTTCCCATATCGAATACCATACTCGATGTTCAACTTTCTGAACAATCGAAACAACCATTTGTAATGTTGTTTCGATGAACGTGTCCAGATTGTTGATGGATGGTTTTTGTGTGCAATCTTATATACATTAGGATTTGCATTATCACCATCAAGAACTCTATGTGCAGTAGACAATAACTGAGCATATTCCAGTATCATCTTGACACAATGTTTATCACAGTGCATTTCTGCAGCTGTCTGAGGATTAGGATGTAGGTAAAATATATTCACGATTTACTTATAGAAAATATGGTCTCCAATTCTTCCAACCACTGGAAAAGTCTTAGACCATCTTGGGTTTACCGCATAGGTATGATAATACCTTGCTCCTTCAGTAATGTCAAGTCCTTTCGTCTTGATTGCATTATAAGATTCAATTGCGAGATATGCAATCTCATCTGCCTCTTTGTAGGCTCGTTTGTTTTTTACATCATCATTTTTTCCATCACAGTACCAACTGAATTGGCATCTGTCACGTTTGGGATGACCACTAGGCCAATGAATACCTTGATAAACAACCTTACAAATTGTATTTGGAAATTGTTTATCATGTACCCTATTCAAAGTAACCATTGCGACAGCAAACTGTCCTGCAAATGGTTCGTTTCTCGCTTCGAAATATATGTTTCTTGCAAGACACTCTCTTTGTTTTGCTGCTTCCATAGCAATAGTTTTATAGTTCCATTTTGGAACTATATCATGATTGACACTTGCAAAACCTACAGGCTCTGCAAATATTGTCAAAGAAAATAACAAAACAATGCTTATGAAAATATGTTTCATATAACCTTGTTCTCCATGATCCTCAATCTCTATGATTATTGTAGGGAACATACTATAATTCACTTCGGCGGATCGTTTAACCGAAATACATTGCTAAATTTTGAGGGGGGATTTTTAAAATAGGCCTAGGTTGCCGTACTCACATCCCCGACTCTGGTTTTGCATTTTGACTCCCTATAAAAAGACTGTATTATATTTATACTCTCACATAATCATCATTCCACCCAAACGCCTCTTTAACTACGGCAGAGGAGAATCCTTTGTATACTTGATGTAACTTCTTGTCTTTAGTATTGATAAGAAGTTCAGCTTCATTCTGATGAAGACCCTCAAGTAATTGAACGAACATCATTTCTCTACGTGTAGTTTGTAACGAATCATTTCCACCTTTAATGTAATGATATAATTTAGTATGTTCTGTACTTAGTTTAGTATGTTCTGTACCCTCTGGAGCTTCATTGGGAACATATGGTGGAGCTCCTTCTGGTAACATTGATTCTATTGCAGGGTCAAAAGACCATTTGCAAATAGACCTCAATGCAGGGGAATCATTTTCTCTTAGAATATTGATTTTTTGTGCCTTTGTCTTGGCATTATGCACTTTTTGTAAAACTTCAGACAAAAGTGGATTATACGTTTTTACTGTCATTAGAAATCTCCTACTGTTTCAATTAAATTATTTAATCGTTTCTCAACGAAAAAGTTCAAGAGATTGGCTCTTGAACCCTTTGGTTCTTTCTGATACTCATTCCAAATGAGGTCAGACAACTCTTTTGGAGTTTGTTTTAAATCAATCAACTTCTCATTTCTATGAAAGTTTCTGATTTCTGTATCTGTTCTACCATTCAACTCAGCATTGTGAAGAACAAAATTATCTATGTATTTTTTGGTGATAGGTTTCTGTCTAACTCCATTTATGATAGAGTCATCTGCTGACAATATGTTAGGAATACCATCACTCTTATCACCTTTGAGAATATGTTCAAACAAGTATTGACTTGGTTCAATACCATTGACCAGTTTCTTAGTAACAGGACTCCATTGGTGTACATACTTATCATGTAACTGTATAAAGTCTTTGTCACTCGATACAATCATTGTTTTCTGTTTTGTAATTGAGGAATATCTACTGAGAACACCAATGATGTCATCAGCTTCTGCACCTTCAACTTGAAGAACTTTATAGGGAAATACTTCTCTCAACTCGGATTTGAGTGTATTAAAACATCCAAATATCTGAGTCCAATTCAAAGGAGATTCTTCCCTTGTAGTTCTTCTTCCAGCTTTGTACTGAGGAAAATAGTCTCTACGCCATGAATGCATATCATCACAACATAGAACCAGTTCACCATATTCATCATTGTACTTCTCTCTGTACATACGGAGACTGTTCAAAACCATGTGTCGAACAAAATCCATTTCTGCTTCTGTTTGACCCTTTTCCATAGACATTACAGTACAGGCCATCATTATTTGAGATAAATCAACTAATATCATAATTATACATGAGGTTCAGTGTGTCCATGAAGGTCTTTAATCTTCATGTTGTCAGTATGACATTTATTGTGCTGTATTTTCTTCTTGGGCCATACTGCATAGTATGCCAGGGA